GAATGCTTCCCTTATTCGCAATAATATTGTTCTTGATCTTATCATTCCAAATTCCAAGTTCAATGAGTTCGCGCATCAAATAATTATTTGCCACAACAAATTCACCGGCCAATGTCCTACGGCTATAAATATTGCTAGTTAGAGGCTCAAAACACTCGTTGAACCCCAGAATTTGCGACGTGCTCGCGGTGGGCATTGGTGCAAGAAGAAGCGAGTTTCTCATGCCATGCGTTATAATAGACTGCTTTAACACAGTCCAGTCATATCTATCAGACGGTTCAACGTTCCACATGTCAAACTGCAGAACACCTTGGCTTGCGGGAGAACCTTCAAATGACATATAAGCTCCGCGATGTTCCGCGCTCAGACTATACTTCAATGACAAATCAGAAACAATTTTAGAACTATCTGATCTTACTTGAGTTGCATTTTTAACATTTATTGCGAGTTCATTGCTGCGCTCCAATGCTGCGTGATAAATGGTCTCAAAAATATGTTTATTTACCACCTTTGCTTCCTCGCTGTGAAATGCAATGTCCATCAATATAAATGCATCGGCGAGGCCTTGAATTCCAATTCCAATAGGTCTATGAAGCAAATTACTGCGTCTAGTCTTCTCCGTCGGATAAAAGTTAATATCAATAACTCGGTTCAAATTGCTTGTGATGACCTTGGTTACTTCGTGGAGCTTGTCATAGTCAAACTTCTTTGTCAGCTGGTTTACAAAAGTTGGGAGAGCAATAGACGCGAGGTTGCAAACCGCTGTTTCCTTGTCATCAGAATACTGAACCACCTCCGTGCACAAATTGCTACTTTTTATGGTACCAAGATTCTTTTGGTTAGATTTATTGTTGCACGCATCTTTGTAAAGTAAATACGGCGTTCCAGTTTCCATTTGAGCGTCCAAAATCTTAAACCACAAATCGCGAGCGTTAATGGACTTCCTAACGCCACTTTGGGACACCTCATATTTCTCATAGAGCTCTTTAAATTTGTCACCATAAACATCGGCTAGTCCAGGACATTCATTGGGGCAAAATAGCGACCATTTACCGTTTTCCTTGACGCGCTCCATAAACAAATCGGGGATCCACAGCGCGTAGAATAAATCTCGCGCCTTCATCTCCTCATCGCCATGATTCTTTTTCATCTCCAAGAAATCCTCCACGTCTGGATGCCATGGCTCCAAATAAATGGCAAAAGATCCATTGCGTTTGCCTCCTTGATTAATGAACCGCGCAGTGTCATTGAAAACTTTCAACATGGGTACAATTCCAGTTGACTTTCCATTTGTCCCACGAATCAGTGAATTACTTCCGCGAATATTATGAATGTGCAGTCCAATTCCGCCAGCCCACTTGGAAATGCTCGCGCAGTCTTTAAGCGTGTTGTAAATCCCATCCAAACTATCGTCCTCCATGGCAATCAAAAAACACGAACTCAATTGCGGTCTAGGCGTTCCAGCATTGAAAAGAGTTGGAGTAGCGTGTGTGAAATACTTTTGAGACATCAAATCGTAACTCTCTTTCACTGCGTCCATATTATTTCCATGAAGACCAATCGCGACGCGCATCCACATGTGCTGAGGACGTTCTAGAATCTTATCACCGACCTTGAACAGGTAAGCTCGCTCCAGCGTCTTGAAGCCAAAATAATCAATCAAATAATCGCGCGAGAAGTCAAACATTGGCTCAATGTAATTTGCCATATCGCGAGATATAGTGTATAATTCTTCGCTTACAAGAGGACTATGAACCCCGTGAACGTCCTTAAAATTATACAGCTCCTCCACCAATTGATAAAAAGACGCGTTTGTGTTCTTTTGATGATTTGAAACCACAATGCGCCCTGCCAGAACTCCGTAATCTGGATGTTGTGTGGACATTACCGCGCATTGCTCTGCTGTAAGCTCGTCAATCTTTGTGGTTGGAATCTTGTCATGCAATTGGTCTATAACTTTCATCACCAAGGATGAATAATTAATTTGAATGTTTGCTTCTTGTCCAAGCTTCTTTACCCTGGTTAAAATCTTATCAAAAGAAATGTCTTCCAAATCACCGTTGCGCTTGACAACTCGCATATCAATTTGATTTTCCGCCATTATTAATATATTAAAGCGAGTAAATTCTAAATCAAGATAACGCAAATGTTTATAGAAAAGTATTTCTATTTCTAATTCAACTATTCACAAAATAAAATATACAAAATATATATAAATGTATTTTATGAGTGTAATTAATAAATTAAAAAATAACAAGGAGATTGCATTTTTGTTTGTTTTCTTGATTGTAATTATAGCATCTTCTTTCTTTTTTGACAGCAAAATGTTGGAAGGTTATAGCAATTATAATTTAGCAAATCCTGGAAAGTATCCAAAATCCGAAGAACTACCTCTTTTAACTTCTAGCTATCCATTCACCGGAAGAAATCAGGTAAGCACAAACAGCTATAATGATATCTGGTGGAATTATCCCATTTTCAAAGTGGGTTCTTATGCTCAGATCACCAACAATTTAAGATATCGCAGAAACCCCGATGATGGGGTTTGTATAACAGCTGATTTTTGTGGAGCATTGTATAAAGATAATCAGTTAAAGTCTAATATTTCAAAACCTTTGCCACCGGCGCCTCCTGTAACAGCTGATTCTGTTCGTGTTGGTTACTATCTCACGGATTCAAATTTGATTCCTGGGCAGCCGCTTGGCCCTGAGTTGCAAGCGTTTTAAAAAACGTGCGTCATATAATTATTCTTTTCATAAAACGCGAGTTTATATTATATAAATTTGCGTTTTATTGCCTCTAATTAATTTTATTAGTTTTTATTTCTTCATTTGTGTTTTTGTAATCAATGCTGTTCTGTTTGTAAGACATTCTTATATTTAGTAAATATATTATTGCGTTAAATGGGGCGGGGGTAAATATTATATGATTGTATAGAAATGAATAATGAAATTAGCATCGCTCCAGTAAAAACAATAAATGAAACAGAGTTATTTATGAAATATAAATCTTCTTATACTTCAGCATTTATTGATTTTTCAGTCCATGCTTTTCTAATGTGTTCTTCGTTTTATTCGCTTTGGTATTTTAGAAATAGTTGGTTGAGTGTTTTTACCGTTCCTCTGTTAGGATTTATGTTAAATCGTAATTTTATTGTATTCCACGATTGCTGTCATAACTCATATACGCCATGTAAACAATTAAACAATATAATTTCGCATATTACAGGTGCGATAGTATTAACAAGTCCAAATTGGATATTAGACCATCACACACACCATATGACAAATGGAAATATAGAAAACAAACAGCATTATTTCTTCAACGAAACAATTATCCTAACAAAAAAACAATCCCGAAGCAACAGTAATTCGCAACAACTATTTTATAGAATATATAAAAACCCGTTGGTCTTTTTTACAATCATTCCTATTGTATATTTTGGAATCGTCCAACGATTTATTTATACCGTTAAGAAATACAGACATCCGTACGCATTTAAACAATCGTTTTTAGAGATAACTTGTAATCATATTATAAACAATTTGCTATCTACAATTTATGTAGTGAATATATATAATTGTGGAATAATCTGTCAATACATATGTGCGTTTATAATATCAAGTTCAATCGCATTTATTGTGTTTCATACTCAGCATTCATATAATCCATCATATGTAGTTGAAAATGACAATTGGACTCAACGAGATAGTGGATTAAAAGGTTCGGCATTTACTCAACTACCGTCTTTACTAAAATATTTTTATATGGGAATTGAATATCATCATATCCATCACATGAACGCAAAAATACCGGGATACAATTTACAGAAATATCACGAAGAAGTTGTTAGTAAAAGCAATATGTTTGATAATGTTGTAAAACTGTCAATCACCGATTGCTATAATAACTTGTGGTTGGTTTTATATGATGATGAAAAGAAGAGGTATATAACTTTTGCGGAAGCAGATGAAGAAATTAGAAAAGTTAAAGACGTATAATTTCAAATATTCCTAACCCCATCAAACGCGTAAAAATGGCTAAAAAGTCAAAAGTATTATACTACTTTTCCACTGTTTTATTTATTGTTACTTCTTTTGCGATGTTGCGTATTATTTTTTCTCTCTTTTTATCATCGTCTTCCATTGTTGACCCACCCATGGATTCTAATAAGATTTTCTGATATTCCAAATGCTTCTTTGTTTCGGTGTCTGATGAGGTAGGGTTTTCTTCTACCCATTTAGGTATTTGTTTAATATTTTTATGCTCAACCTCCTTTATAGCGCGTTTAATCTTAAAATTTTCTCCGTTTTCTTTTTCCCAAATGTCCTTCTCTTTTACATACAAGACTTCTCTCTTCAAGTCGCTGCAATGAATCGGACGTTTAAATACATCCATTTCTTGCAGATTCTTTATGAAGATTTTACTCATACCCTCCGCGTAGCCAACTCTGCCGATCATATCCAAATCCGACAACTGCAGCTTGATCTGATTTACAAAATCTATTAAATTCAACGCGTCCTTGCATTGTTCATTCAAGAAAAAATTGAGATTAAATTGATTGTTTGTGTTATTTGAGTTGTTATTGTTAATAACTGTGTTCTTTTCCTTGCAAAGTTCTATAATTTGCTTCTGTAATTCCATATTTTGATTCAACAACGACATAACCAACTCATTTGTGGGTTGTTGCGCATCTAATACAACGTTATTTTCAGGCGGTTGTTCCCCTAGACATTTTTTCTTATGAGACCATAAACCTTGGCGGTGCTTATATTCCCTACCACATTCGCAGGCAAACACTTGCTCTGAGACTTTTGAGAAATTTATGTCACCATTTGTCACTATTTTGTCATTCTTTTTGTGTTTACTAGACAATAAATGTTTCTTGAAATCACTTTTCCTAGAGCATTCATAGTCACAACATTTGCACCTGAGAGTTTCTGAGAATTTTTGAGAAATTTTGTCATTCATTTGTCTCCTAAATAGAGGACAGAAAATTCTCCTAAATCCTTTTCCGCAAAAATGTTGAAAAATTAGCGTAACACTTTTTTCCGATTTTCAAAAGTTTTTAAAACCATTAAGCTCACAAGGGGGAAATTTTGACCCCTTTTTCATAAAGTATTTCCGTTTTGGAAAATTGGACATTTTTTTTGTCCATTTTTTGATTTTGGAAACACTTTTGACCCCTTTTTAATTCGAATTTCCGCCCTTACTGAACAATTAGAATCAAAATAATATTCTTTGGATTTTGCACTCTTTGCAATATCAAGTTAAAATAACAAATAACAATTTGTTATCTTAAGCAAACAATTACATTTTTGTAACTTAAAGAACCTGGTTTTTTGTTTCATCAAAAGATTCTGTCCGGACCTTGAAAAAAGGACCATCTACAAGGGAATTTGATCTGCTTGTTTTTCCACTACTTGAAGCGAGTGTTACCTTTCCAGTTAACTTATCAAAATTCAACAAACAAACCTCTTCCATTTCATGCGCCTCCTTTTTAACGCGCTTCACTGGCGCTCTATGAGCAAATCCAGTTTCACGCTCCTTCAGAATCGTGTCCCACACACTCGCAAGCTGTCCAATATTGTCTTGAAACCACTTTCTGTTCCGCAAAACAAGAACACAACTTACTTCTTCCAACCGCCAATAAATATTCTTAATCCACGTAAAACCATTTTTTTTGCATTCGGCTGTCTGCTCTGGCTCCCAATTAGAATCATAATATTCTTCAACCATATTCAACGGCTTGTACACATATTTGGGCTTCCCTTCTGCCGAAGAGAAATACATAATAATGCCCTTCTTTTCTCCCTTCTCGGATGTAAGGAATGTTCCATCAGTTTTAAATTCGGAGTGCGACCCATATTCAACAAACCTAGTCTCCAAAAAGTCGCATTCATTCAAGTCGCAAGTCTCCATCTGCAACTGCATCTGAATCCAGTATTCCTTTTTGGGGATTCCATCTATGTCACGGTTTACAATATTCTTAATCTCAAGCATTCTTCCAAATCTTGGCAAAGATGCGTCACTTACAATTCCATCTGGAGAAGCTCCTAGAAACTTGTACTTGTCGTGTTGAATGCATCCATACTCCGAAATCTTTGTCTTGAAACGGTCTTCATAATACATTATAGAAACCGGTTCATATTTTTGCCCATGATGCATTGCCGTTGTTGTGTTAACTGCCTCAGATTTTGCATCTAAATCTTCAATAAGAAGTGGTTGGCACTTCTCGTAAATCAACTGATTTCTGGCAGAGTCATTTTCAAAAGCTTTATATGCGTTACTTGCAGTAATCAATTTGTGCCGGGTTTCATACCACTCTTTTGTCCGTTGTGTTGCTTGCGGTACGTTTGCCAACTGAATCAATCTCGCTTTAACGCGTTCGGTTTCCTTTTGACTCATCTTCTTTTCAAAAGTGTCGTTATAAGAACGCCTAGGAATAATTTGCATATAAAACAAATCTACGGCAATATCAATAATATCATCCAACTCTTCTTCCAAATCCGCGTTAGTCTCAAAAAAATTATCAAAATGAATAAACAACAAGTCTTTAACGTTTTCAATCATTGTCTCGTGAAAATCAGGTTCAGAAACTGCAGAAGGATTTTCATCAATATAATCGGTCAATAATAGCATAGTTGTATTTATAATGTCTTCTTCTTCTTCTACGGGGATTAATGCGACGTCTTCTTCTGGAATAACATCGTCAAGAACATCCAATAGTTCTTCAAGCTCTCCCAACAACATAATAGTTCACTATATATTATGTTGTTATCTGTTTATATTATTAACAATTATCATTATCTGAATCCGAGTTTTCAATGGTGATTGCCGCGCTTTTTACTGTTCCCTTTGTACCCTTCTTTGGTGGCAAACTTTTCAACGTTGAAACGCGTTTATCAATATTTTTAAGCGTAAAATGATTGGTTGCCTTATTAAAATGCAATGCAGGAATATCCTTTATTTCTCCGGTTAATTTGTCGTAATCAACGTCTTTAACTCGCTGCAGTTTTTTCCTATCCAAACTGTCTCGTAGAAAGGCGTATAAAGCGCTTTCTTCCTCTGAAGTTAAATTATTTTTCTTTGCATATTCTTCGGTGTATTGAAGTAGCTTTTTGGTCTTGACTGTTTTATCCAATTTGCTCCAAGGCTCATTTTGTTTATTTAATTTATTGTCCTCCAAAAACTTTTCCAAGTTACTAAGATCGCTGGAAGATTTAGTTTCCGGCATAGCGGTGCCACTTAGCAGCATTGTTTTATATTTAATATTTTTGAGTTCAATGCACTCGTCTTTGTTTGTTTCTGTTGTTGCCATATACTATACTATATCGGTTTAAGTTTAATTCACTTTTCAATATATAGATATTATCTTGATTGGTTAAAAAGTGTATAAAAATTATAGTTAGATATTAAATATGGAGGACGAAAAGAAAATAACAATTCAAGGAACGTCCAATAGATATCAAATAACAAAGCTAAAAAAAGAAGAAAAAGTTGTAAAAATTAGAAAAGCTGCAGAAAAAATGGGTATTCCTGAAGATTATTATTTATTAGAAAACCAACAGTCAATTGTAAAGGACTTACAAGAGAAAACGTATATATTTTTAAAGCAAGACAATCGTCCACAAATTTTGAATCAAATAAATAAGAAACTTGCAAGTTATAAACAACAGGATATTTTAAAGAAGAGATATAACGAATCATTATTTATTAAAACCGAAGAC